CAACCCCGGAACGCTTATCTCCTAGCGCATGAACCTGATAGAAAGCATCGCAGGCCCTTCGTTTGACCGGTGTCCACGACCGAGCAGTTTCTCTTCCTCAAAGAGGAAGCGGTCGCTTCCACTAAGATACCTTGAATCAAACTCCTCACCCACAGGGGGCATGTCCTTCGATCTTGGTCTCAAAGTGATTCCAGTAGGTAGAAAACGATGCGCGCTCAAGTAGCTCGATGCATAACTGCGAAGAACGCCTTCGGCTCCGGTATGAGGTTTCCCCTCATAGTTCCTGAATCTTTCAGGAAAGACGGCCTTATTTACGAGCTCTTGAATTGGAAGATCAGGCTTACCCGAATCCCAGAATGCCCCAAGGAAGTGCACTACCCCAACTTGTGTCTTCTCATCATCATGAAGAATCAGTCCGATTTTGCTGAGGTAGCGCGCCCACTGACTCACATCCTCAAGTGTCACATGCCCAGCTACTTGAAGAATAACGTCATCTCCTAGAACAAGCAATTGCTCTGGAGAGAAGGCCAGGTTGAACTTAGACTTTAAAGCATAACAAAGTATGACATTAACAATCGAGTCAACCATTTGTGTGAAGTAACTTCCACTAGGTACACCATGACGTTTACCTGTGTACAAATGTCCATCAGGCATAACAATAGGTGTGCTCACGAAGTACTCACTCATGATAGTCCAACCGTATTCATCAAGGTCCTTCTTCCTGAACCACGTGGCCATAATTCTGAACGCTTCACGAATTAAGCACGCGCTGATGGTTGAATCATATTTACTATAATCCAAACAAACGGTTGTACCGGGCATATCCTTGAAATAACGATGAAGGCGTGCTCCAAGCTCGACCTTTGGCCTTCCGAAAGCCATAGGCGTCCAAACGGACGTAAACTGGTCAATCAGGGGCCTAGCGAAGCGCGCTTCCATAATCGTCATCTCTAGTGGATAACCCCACACTAGCCTAGTCTTGTTGCCTTTCTGCGTTCTCTTATAGGCAACACAGGGGTTAGGCGCCTTGACGAGGGCTCTAACTTGTCTCTCTCGGTCAAAGGAGTAAGTTAGTGCCTTAGCCTTTGTCGTCATCAAGGGCAGACCACTTGACTTAGACAGCTTAAGCGCCTTTGACATCACCTCTTGGTCGTTGAGGATTCTGAGAGGTTCAGAATCTTTAGGTTTCGCAAATATTTTATAAGCCTTTCGAAACCCATACTCAAGATGAGTATCAACGAACTCAAAGCGAGTCCAGTCTGTCGCATACCGTTTCAGGGCGGTATACAATTGCTCCGGTTCATACACTGAACGAGGATCTTCCTCATAGGAAAAGCCTTGTTGTGTAAGAATCTCAGCCACGAAATCGTCAAATACCGATTGGGCATTCGGCTCTGACATCTGCCTGACGTAAGAGTTAAGGACCTTACGTCTGAATGGACCTCTGTCTACCAACATAGGTACACCCTCCCTGCTTTCGTGTGACTTACGGTCACCATTCGGTTAGCCTCTCTTCCCGAACGTCGCGACAACGAAGGTTGTCAAACAACTGGACAAATGAGCCACAGTTGACGTGCGATGTTAGGCGCATGTACTTCCGTACGTTGAGCAAAGCTCGA